AAGTATGTAAATGGGTGTGCGTTCCAACGCCCTTAAAGAAATAGCAACTATTTGTAGTTAACTATAAGTAATTGTTGATTTTTTGGAACGGAAAAGACTTATTAAGATAATCATCTATACCCCATATTCTCGTTCAAAAAATGGGTATATGTTTCCAATTCTTTTTTTAACGATTCGATATGTTTTTTTAGTTTCGATATTTCCAGGTCTCGTTTTTTTTGTTCTTTTATTAAATAATCGATTATAAATTTAGCGGAAACATCATCCTTTTTTAAGTCGAATGATGTCTTTTTTCTGGATTTACTGGATTCCATATATAATACTTATGATAATAATTTTGATGTCCCGGTAGTTCAATGGATAGAGCAATAGACTTCTAATCTATAAATGTGGGTTCGATCCCCGCCCGGGATTTTTATGTGATTTTTTTTGTTTTCACATAAAAATCTCTTTACAAATCGTCATCCACACAGTCCATTTCTTCCTTCTTGAAATCCACTCCGAATAAAAACTTTTGATTTCTCAACGTGGTCCCATTATATTTTATTTCACTAATCATTTGCACTTTGATTCCGTATTTATCAAACGGTGCTCGATAAAAGTCTACGTTAATTGTCGGTTTTTTGTACCCATTCTCCACACAGAAAACATTGAGCCATTTGAAAAACTCCGTGAATGGCATACAATTTTCCGACCCGAGTACCAACTTGTCCGAATTTACAAATGCTTCCAACGAGTTTGACGCGGCGGCCATTAACTTTTGTGTTTCAAGGAAGTAAGATGGTGCAAATTTCCAAAAATCCTTGTGATAGTACGCGTTGACATAATAAAGGTATGCCATGTTGCATTTTTTTATGATACAGTCAATTTCTATGTCCAACTTTTTGTCCAGATGAGGGTCTCCATCTTGTACCTTTTTGTCGAATCGAATGACCACAACCCTGCGTTGAATACTCGATGCGTTGTCCACAAACCCTGGATTCTCGTTACCGGCCAACATTCCAGGTGTTGTCCAATCCACAACCGTTGAATTCTTATGTTTAATGTTCACGTTGACCTTCCCTCCACTCACCATTTCTTGGAATTCCGCTTGGTCGATTGTCCAGTCTTTTTTGATTTCCGGTGCCACAAACAAAAATTTGTTAAAAATATCTGCCATACCAAACGTTTTTTGGTAATTGTTGCTAATGATTCCCACATCCTCATGTTGGTAAAACTGACGAACCACATTGTTAATGGTGGACTTTCCGCTTCCACCAACACCCAGTAAAAAGGGTATAATCTGCCAATTATCCAACTGACTCACATTGTACAACATTCTTCCCAAGAACATGTAACAAATGTCCAGTACCTCTTCGGATAGGTTTTGGTACTCGAAAATGGAATCGAGTACCGGTGTTTCTATCTTTCTAAAGTTCGTAACATTTTCATTTGTGAACGCTTTGTTGAAAAATTTACAAGAAACGACCGACTTGTCGATATCATCGTATATGTCTGCTGTGTATGACACAAACAAGTCTGTCAACATTCCATTGTTATTATGCGAAATCCCTCGCGCCTCGGAACTCACAGTAAAATACACCCCGTTGGTAAACGAAAATACATTTCGATTTTTTTGTAACGTTGGAAACCGTTTGTCTTTCGTTTTGACAAAATATTCGGTTAAACGAGCATCCATATCCTTTGCGGACGTGAATAGCTGCCAATTGGTGGTCTCGGTAGTCATTGCACACTGTTCGTGTATAACGTCTATAATTTGTCTTGTTTTTGTCCAAGCATGCGTTCCTTTGTCGTCTATCATAATCTCCTTGTATACCCAGTCATCAACCTTTCGTAAGTTGTTCGTTTCGAAATAGCGCAGCATTTTGTAAATCAGTTTTTGAAACGGTTTTAAGTCTTCGTATATCAATGTTACATATTTGAAATATGTTGGGTCTGAGTTTTCACAATAACTTTTCGCGAACGTTCTCTTCAAATTCAAATAGTTATTCACCAAATAATAACTGTAATGTATTCTCTCCAACAGGCGGTTGAATCGTTGTAACGTTTCAATGTTCGTTTTATTATCGATAAGTTTACGAACTCGCATTTCGGCCTCAATCTCTTGTAGTAATTTGTTTTGATTGGAAAACACATCATCTAAATCGTCTGATTCCACTGAAAATTTCTGGTGCAACGTTTCAAACAAATTCGTAGTATTTTGCATATCGTGTTCAATATTCCATTTGTTTTCGTATTCATCAAGTAAATGCATAAGATTGTCGTCGGTCATAGATGCAATGGTATTGGACACGGTTTCCATGGTTATGGAAATTCACTTAATGTAAACCACACTCATTCTTTAAGTAATAAAAATATTACATCATATATAAAAATGGAAATATCATGTAATACCTGCATAAACACATAGGGAGCGCGCATATCACGGTCAAATAATATAGTACATAATAGTATTAAAATGCAAATACAAAAGTTAGATACGATTATAATGAATATATGTATATTAATTAATATATATTCGATTTACTTATTATACAAAGAAGTATTGAACGTAAAACTACAACTGGATGATATCTCAAGTAAACTAAACAAAGACATTCCAGTCACAGAAACACTCACGCAACCGTGTGATGAGAAAGAAAAGATTGTTCAATTAGAACCGGAAAAAACGAATTGTGAAACTAAAGAATAATTTAAGGATTGATCAGCTTACGACCAGCACCGCTCTTCACACTAAGTTTGTATTTGTAGTACACATTCTTGTTATTGTGGTTCACAGTGCCCTCTTTTTTGGATTGTTTCTTACGATGAATGTCATATTTGTATTGCACTAATTTGGGCTTATTCTTGTTAATCACTTGCTTGTTGACGTAACGATGACCACCGTTGGCTAATGTCTTCTTTTTTTGTTCACGTAAAACGATGGTGAGAGTTTGTTTGTTCTTATCACAAGGAACATTCGATTTTTTGCATAATTTGGTCATAGCCTTTTTGGCCGCAGACACGGGTGTACGACCACTGACGGGTTTCGTTAATTTGGCACCCATACTGGTCGAGTTCTTTTTCACATCTGTGACTTTGAAATAACGTTTCCTCAAAGGAGTGGCGTTACGTAATTTGTAGTATGTCTTTTTCATTTTATTCAACATTCCCATGTTATGTGGTGTTATATATTATGTCTAAACAAAAAAATTATTTACCAAGTTTCATCATAACCCATTAACTTGTGTCCGAACAACCATATGTCTGGGTAATGACGAAACTTTCGTTCGTGTAACGAATCCCATGGATGATCATCGTCATAAATATCTGGTTCTTCAAATTCAGACGACATGTCATCTTCCATAACATTTTCTTCATTATCCTCGTGAAATTCTTCATAACCTCCTAATATGGTTGGATTGTAAGAATCCTTATGAAAAGTAATCAATGTATATTCATTTGTCATGGTGTATACAATTAAAAGTAATTTTTATAATATATTGTTATAGGGTTCTTTAAATGAAAAAAATTGAACCAGAACAAAATAATGAAAAAAATTATAAAAATGGTCGAAATGGTATCGCTTCTATAATGCAAGTCATGGCATCCAGTACAATGGAACATGAGGTTATGTATGCGAATGTCGATGCTTGCAGTCCGTTTGATCCATCTTATTTACGACACACCACATTTGACAAAGAATCCCTTCATACCGATTTAGGATATGTGGATATGACTCGTGAACAGAATATCTACTTTCAAATTAACGATACCGATATCGACATGATTGGAAACATGTTCATTCGAATTGACTTGCCCGTACTGGACATGAGCTATAAGTGGATAAACGCAGTGGGTAATGCAATAATAAAAGAAATAAAGATATTAATTGGAGATTATGAAATATACAAGTGTTCTGGAAATTATTTGCAAATTCGTTTTTTGACAGACACGTCCGGTCCACATTACGTCGCAAAAAGCGCAATGATTGGATATTACAATTCCAAATACAGTCTCAATGAACAATCGAGAACGTGTTGGATCGAGATTCCCTTTATGAAATCTGCGATGGATCAGCAATATTTTCCGTTGTTCATGTCCAAACGAAAACCGTTATCCGTACTCGTCACATTAAGGTCGTTGTCCGAACTCATTTTCAAAGACGATGTTTCAACAAACAATATTGGAGTAGGAATGAGAATAAACGAGGTCACTCAACACGTGTACATTAACTTTTATAAAATCATTCAAAACATTTCAAACACAAAAATAAGAGTCAGTTTGTATTACGACAATTTTAGACTTTCCGATTTTGAAAGAAACTTATTCAATAATAACTCATCTGAACTGTTGTTCACTCAAATACAAGAGACCATGATACGATTTGAAAAGAATCAAAAAATGACAAGCGATACGTTCAAATTAAAAGGCAATATACTCGAACTGGTAATCGTGTTGATTTCTGATAATAATATTGATAATAATTTGCATTTCAAGTTTTTACCATTATCACGAATCAATATAACCATAAACAATATTCCGTTAATGAACAAAGACACCGACATATCCGCCAATTTGTACAGACTCAAGCAACCGCATATAAGAACCCCGGATACATTCGTGTACGTGATTCCGTTCAACCTGTCGTCTCATGTCACCCAACCATCGGGGAGTCTTAATTTCGATAAGATGACCGGAAACAACAAAATAACATTGACCCGTGATAAATTTGTTGAACAGTCCTGTACCGCTCATATTTTAGGGATATCATATAATTCCATCTATTTGAACAATGGTTCGTTGCGCGTACAAAATCTATAAAGCGGAGTAAAATTGTTTTTTGGTTACTTTCGTTTTGTTTTTGGCGTACGCGTGACTTATCATCATTGTACTGTTGTTATGTTTAACGTACACGAAATCACCGTCCGGTATTTTTAAGGTGCCAATTTTAAATCCACGTTTTACGATGTCCTCAATAAACAAAATATCTTCTCTGAAGCTTTTGTTTTTATATTTGAGTCCATGTTTACTGAACAAATGTTTATAAAACATTAATGTACCCGCAATGTATCCATGTTTCCATAATTGATTATGAATCTTTGTGGGAAATATATACAAGATTTCAGAAGGTAAATTATAATAAACACAAGAATTGTAAACAATTCCATCTTTTTTGGACTTGAGTAAAGCATGTAGTTGATTGGTTATTCTATCCTTTCCATGATAGTCGTCGTCATCCCATAATAAAATAACCTCTCCGGTCGCTTTGGAAATCCCTGTATTTCTTTTATTCCCAATACTACAATTCTTTGTGCAATATACGTATTTTACGTTACTTGCTTGTATGTTCATTGGACTGTCGGAGTCGTCTACAATAATCAATTCTTTGTTTGGATATGTCTGATTGTTGAACATCTGAATCGATTTTTTTACAAAGTTCAGTCTGTTTTTTGTTGACATGACACAAGAGACTTTGATTAAGTCATTATGATTAGTCATTATACATTATCACTATTTTTTTTATTGTAGTACTCTTCAATGATTTTTACGATTTTGTTGATTGTAACTAAACTTACATTGAACAATTTCGATATTTCCGTTTTATTCACGTTAATCGTCGATTCTTTTTCACACACATACATAATTATACCTGATGTTATTGCCGACGGAGTCTTGCAGTCCAATATCCCCGCGTTTTTTACCTCTGTGTCTATATCCCTAACCCTTTTTACAAACCGAGTTCTTTCTTTATGGTTTTCGATGTTGAGTAAATTACAAAACCTGGATATCAAATGCGAGCTTTCTGTGGCGTCAAATTCATACTTGTCATTTTCGAGGTCATTGTTCAACACATCCGACATGACTTTAATAAATATTTTAGTTGTTTTATTTAATGTCGGTATACTTACATTCGTAATGAGTGATATTTCCTTAATGGATCGATGCACTTTACAATATTTACAAGCGTACAATATACAACATGCGATTAATCCTTGTCTAATTACACCTCGTGATAGCTTACGTTCCGATAAAATTTTGTAAAAGTATTTGGCCTGTTCTATGACGTTCGAGGACAATCGTCCTTTGTCGTTCGCCATTCTGTTTATTCGTTCAAACACGTGATATCGACTTCGTTCGACATAGTCCATGGACATTTGATTGTGTAGTCGTTTCATAAACATATATTTGTTCGATTTAATCATCGTGCTCATTGAACTCCTTTCCAACAATGGATTTATCGGACATCCACATCTGGAATTGTCTTTGTTCTTTCCAGATTCATCATATGAATTTTGCCATTCCGCTCTGTTATCCATAATGGAATTTTCCAATATATTGCCGCAGTTGGTACATACTTGCGTCCCTTGAGAAAAATCCTGTAATATGGCTTGTGAACCACACATATTGCATACATCACTCATTGCAGATTCGGTTTCTTCATGTTCGTCCTTTTTCGATAAAGTATTATATGTGGACCATATCAAGTCTAAAGACATGTTTCAATTTACCACTTTCTTAATAGAGTTTAACTGTATAACTCTTTAAGTGTTTATAATTTTAAATGAATAATATTTTAAAAAATATTATATATGATTATACCAAATGACAAACACATATATACGCGAATATAGGACAGACGGCTCGTCGGACGTATTGAATCATTTCTTTTCCGAAAGCAATATTCACACGTTACAATATTCAATTATTGTGTCAGTGAAATCTGCAACGAACATCGACATTGGACCTCAATCCAAAATCGATTTACTCAACTTCATGCACAAGCATTATAAATTGAACGCAAATACACAATGTCCAGGAAATATACAAAATGAAATTTTACGATTGAACAAATTGGTTGTACAGGAATGTGTGCATAACATTATTTTCAATATGCAAGCGTACACTAATTATCGCAGGGATATAGAAAATGTACCCATGCCCTTGGATCGAGGTGTGTCCACCAACATTGACAAGTCGTTGGAATTCACCAACATTTTCGGTAAGAATGAAACCTTCCAGATGTCTGACAGGTGAAAAAAATATGATTAATAGTATTAGATGAAGGATAATTTTGAAGTCGTAGTTGACGTGTTTATGAAATTGAGAAACACACAAAGTATCGGTATACACGGTGAAAATTCACATGACTCTTATAAGCGTTTTTTGAAACAATTGTTAATGGATTACAGTATTTGGTTAGTAAAAATTGATAAATAGTCTTAATCATCCCGCCGCCATCTTTCGGTACACGAAACAAACTCAATTTCCGGTTTTAACGGAAGCCCGTACGTTTTTCGAAGCTCATTTTCCTTTAAACGGAGTTCTTGTCTTCCGTAAATGGGTATGTTGTGATCATGTGGGATTTCCATCTCGTCTAGGTACTTGATTCGTTGCTTTTCCACCTGTGCATCACACATCGCTTCCACATATTTG